ATTATTATCGATAAGAATGACTAAAGTATGTTTGATCTCTGTTACTCCTGATGCAGAGAAGACAATTGGATACATTGCTCGTGTGAGTAATCCTGCTAATCAGGAGAACCCAAAGATTGCAGGACTATTGAAGTATTGTATTAAGCATGGACACTGGTCTGTGTTTGAACAAGCGTCTATGACTCTAGAGATTCACACCACTAGAGCAATCGCAGCTCAAGTGCTGAGGCACAGGTCATTCACATTCCAAGAGTTTTCTCAACGGTATGCTGACAGTTCTATGTTGGCAGATAAAATTGATATCCCAGAACTTCGTCGTCAGGATACTAAGAATCGTCAGAATAGTATTGATGATATCGATCCTTTCCTGAGACAGAAGTATGAAATCTTGATGCAACATCACTTTGAAGAAGGGATGAAATTGTATAAGGATATGCTTGAGTCTGGTATTGCAAAGGAATGTGCAAGAAATGTGCTTCCTTTATGCGTAGGGACAAAAATGTACATGACGGGCAATCTTCGTAATTGGATCCATTACATCCAACTGCGTTCCGCCAATGGCACCCAGAAGGAGCACCAAGAGATCGCACTTGCTGCTCAACAGCATTTCATCTGTCAGTTCCCAGTCATCTCACAGGCGCTTGAGTGGTGTCCTGAGGGCGACTGCGGATGCTCTCAACAATTAGATGAATGTAATTGTATTCAACCCGCTTTGAGGATCGACTAATGCCTACTTATCCAGTAAAAAATAAAGAGACGGGAGAGTCAAAAGAACTCTCTATGTCAATGACAGACTACGATCAATGGAGAAAAGATAATCCAGACTGGGATAAAGACTGGTCTGCTGGTATCGGTGGTCACATGTACGGTAAACCTAAACCTGATGACGGTTTTAAAGAAGTCATGTCTAAAGTTCAAAAAGCACACCCTCGCGCAAACCTGAGTCGGTTCACCTAAATTATGGCAAGAGCAAGAAAAAAAACTGGTAGTCCTCAAACGTATCCAAACGGTATGAGTGCAAAGCAGATGAAGAGGAAGAAACCTATTGATTCCTCATACATGGTTCCTATCAAACCTTTGACTGACAATCAAACTACTGCGTTTGAGAGTTATGAACTGGGTAAGAACTTGCTATTGCATGGAGCAGCAGGTACTGGTAAAACATTTATCACATTGTATCTCGCATTGACAGAGGTACTTGACGAAAACACACCTTATGATAAGATATACATTGTAAGGTCTCTGGTGCCTACTCGTGAGATTGGTTTCCTTCCTGGAGATCATGAAGATAAGTCTGCACTTTATCAGATTCCATACAAGAACATGGTAAGATACATGTTCAGTATGCCAGATGATAATTCTTTTGAGATGTTGTACGACAATCTCAGAGCACAAGAAACTATCTCATTCTGGTCAACTTCATTCATTCGTGGTGTCACTCTTGACAATGCGATTGTTATCGTTGATGAGTTTAGTAACTTAAACTTCCACGAACTTGATTCTATGGTCACTCGCATTGGTGAGGACTCTAAGATTTTGTTCTGTGGTGATATCACACAGTCCGATTTGGTAAGAGAGAACGAGAGGACAGGAGTATCTGACTTCATTCGTATCCTTCAGAACATGCAAGAGTTTTCTTGTATTGAATTTGGTATTGATGATATTGTTCGTTCTGGTCTGGTTAAGTCGTACCTGATCGCAAAATACAATCTTGGTTTCTAATGCCGTTTAATTTTATTGATGTTAACCTCAAAGAACATGTTGAGGTTGAAGCAGTGAACCGTGATGGTACTCGATTTTATCCTATCCCTGGAGCAGATAAATATTATCCGAGTGTTACCTCAATCACATCGTTTAAAAACGCTGAGTTCTTCAAAAAATGGAGAGCTAGAATTGGTGAAAACGAGGCGAATCGCATCACCGCTCGTGCTACACAGCGCGGCACAGCATTCCATTCTATCACTGAAGATTATTTCAAAGGTGACTTAGATCTAAACAGATACTTGGAAAATAATCCATTATCTGTTAGAATGTTCCAGTTAGCAAAATCTACGTTGGATCGAATCGATAATGTACATTGTCTAGAGACCTTTCTCTATTCACATTATCTCGGTCTAGCAGGTCGAGTAGACTGTATTGCCGAATTCGATGGTGAATTGGCAGTGATCGATTTCAAAACCTCTACTAAAGATAAGAAAGAATCGTACATCGAGAACTATTTTGTTCAAGAGACTGCATATGCAGCGATGTTCTTTGAAAGGTCAGGGATTGAGGTAAAGAAAATTGTCACAATTATCGCCACTGAAGAAGGCTCTGTTCAAGTATTTGAGAAGTACAATCTTGATGACTATTTACAATTACTCAAGTCCTATATTGAAGAATTTGTTAGGGGAAGACATGCCTAAAGAGCAGATTGAGGACAAGTTCCTCACACCAACTAAATTCTCTTTGGAGATTGAGCGCTTGGTTAAAAAGAGCGATGGTTTAATTACATACATTGAAGCAGTGGTAACCTACTGCCAAGAGAATGATGTTGAACTTGAAACTGTTCCCAAGCTTATTAACAAACCGCTGAAAGAACGTCTGCGTCATGAGGCACAGCGTTTAAACTACATGAAACAATCATCTAAAGGAGTTCTACCACTGTGACTGGATTTGAAGTGTATAAAATGTATCTTGCATTGAAACAGCACTTCACTAAATCTGATTACGATTACTTCAAATATAGAGGTAAGGTCCGTGCTAATGAAAGTTCCTTTGAGCAAAGACGTGACCGTTATTTCTTTAAAAAACTAGCGACAAGGCATTCCGATAAAAGACTATTGGAATACTTTGTCGCTAATTTTATATCAGATCCTCAGGGATATCTAAGATCATTTAGTGAAGATATATACTCTGAGTGGAGGATACATCAAGAATCTTTCACTTATAAGTTTAAACAAGAGATCGATGTACTATTAGAAGATCTCAATACACCATACGAACAAACGTTTGAAACTATTTTCCATACCAAGCGTGGAGAACACCCCCATCTAATAAAACGGTACTTTGCTGGTGAAGTATCAATAGAAACACTCACTGTATTAGAACATTGTTTAGGGTATGTTAATGATCTTGATAAGAAGTTAACAGATCCCATGTGGAAGGACACTAGGATGCGAATTAAAAAATATGAACCGTTCCTTTCAATAGAATGTAAGAAATATAAAGGAGTCATTCTAGACGCTATCAAATTAAAACTATGAGTTTTTTCCAATCAGAACAAGTACAAGAGAATTTACAGGATATATTTAAAACTTATCAGCAGGTTGCAGCAGTCACATCTCAACTTGCTACTATGAATACGCAAGAGAAACTAGAACACATTGAAGATTGTAAGATCTTAATTGATAAGCAGAGAAATTTTTGTTTTAGATTAACTCTCGCTGCATCAGATGACCCTGAGGCGGCTGACATGAAGAGCAGGATCAATTCTTTGACCACTGCCTTTGGGTATAAAGACCTCATGGAGTGTCTAGATGCCATGCTTATGACACTTGACCAAGCTGCACAGAGGGAGCTTGACCAACCCTAAATAGTATGCTACGATAACCTAGTAGCAGACAAAACAAACTACACATTCAATACGGAGAATACTAACATGTCTTTTGCATCTCTCAAGAAAGCGTCGTCAGCAGGCAATACGTTTGCTAGATTGACCAAAGAGATCGAGAAACTTAACCAACCTACTGCTGGTGGTGGCGCTGATGAGCGTCTTTGGAAACCTGAACTGGACAAGTCTGGTAATGGTTATGCAGTAATCCGATTCCTCCCTGCTCCTGATGGCGAAGACATGCCTTGGGCGAAGATCTGGAGTCATGCTTTCAAGGGTCCTGGCGGACAGTGGTACATTGAGAACTCTCTCACCACTGTTGGTAAGGATGATCCTGTTGGCGAAATGAATCGCGAACTGTGGAACAGTGGTCGTGATAGCGATAAGGAGATCGCTCGTGCTCAGAAACGTAAACTCTCCTACTACAGCAACATCTATGTTGTAAGTGATCCTGCACACCCCGAGAACGAAGGTCGTGTGTTCCTCTACAAGTTTGGTAAGAAGATCTTTGACAAACTGGTTGAAGCAATGCAACCTGCATTTGCAGACGAGTCTCCTCTAGATCCTTTCAACTTCTGGAAAGGTGCTGACTTCAAACTGAAGATCCGTAAGGTTGATGGTTATTGGAACTATGATAAGTCTGAGTTTGCTGCACCTAGCACTCTTGGTAACTTTGATGATGACAAACTGGAATCTATTTGGAAAGAAGGATACTCTCTTGCAGAGTTTGAAGATGCTAAGAACTTCAAGTCCTATGAGGATCTGAAGAAGCGTCTTAACATGGTTCTTGGACTTACTTCTGCACCTGCACGTCGTGTTGATGAGTCCTTTGAGGATGAGTCTGAGGGTCGTGGTAATTTCAACTCTCCTGATATCATGGCATCTAATCAACCTGATTGGGCAGCAGAACTTAAGGACACTGCAAAGGCAGTTGCTTCCTCTCCTGTACAAGATGAAGATGACACCCTGTCCTACTTCGCACGTCTTGCTGAAGAAGAGTGATGAACGCTGTTCATGCTTGGAACTCCATGTCTTATGGCGAGGGGTTCCTCTTTTCGGTCTGGGTGGTCGGAATGTATTACATCAAACTTAGAATGGATAAGTATTTTCAATGAAACTAATTCCCTTAGCACTTCTACTTCTCGCTAGTCCTGCAATGGCAGGAGGACCTCGTGTCCCTTATCGTCAGACAGGTGATTACTCTAATCACCGTGCCTACAGTGACTATAATTCTAAAAGAGGATATGCTTCAGAGAATAAGTGTTACCGAAAAGAATATCGTGAAGAGTATATTCCTGGCAACTCAAGAACACCTGGATATGTTTCAACATACAAAGAACGAGTAGAAATTCCTTGTGATACCAGAAACCTTCCGCCCACCAATCAATCTGAAGTCGGCGGAACTGATGACAACTCCTGCATCGAAGGTTCTGTCCTTGGTGGCATCGGTGGTGCTGGTTTAGGTGCTGCTCTGTCCCGTGGAGACGGACGACTCTGGGCAATCCCTCTTGGCATTGTCGGTGGAGCACTGGCAGGATGTCAAGTGGATGGGGGTTAACTAAAACCCAAAACGAAATTCAACCTTAGATTCCCATAAAGTCGCAAAAAAATGCGCGGCAAAAAATGGGTCTCTAGGGTTTTTTAGTATCCACCGCCATAACTAGG